CTGGTTTTTTGCCTAAATTTTTAGCTACACCACCTAACATATGTTCTTGAATAATTGAGCGTTGTTTTAATATAGTAGTAGCTTGATCATAAGTTAGAACATTACTAATCAAGTTAGGATAACGTGATTTAGCTTCTTTTAGAAATACATCTTTATGTCCTTTACCTTCTGTAATTAGATTATATTGTTCTTGTAATGTTTTCATTATTTTACTTTTAATAATTTTTCTATGTCTGTTAGATAATCCATAACTAAATCTGTAGGTTTAACTACTTTAAATGAATCAGGATTATCTTTATAATATTCTATTGTTTCATTTTTAGCATTAGATATCATGGTATAAATATCATTTAATTTTTTCTCAACACCATCAAATGCTTCTATTCTCTTCAATTGGAAGTTTTTTTTTGAATCATCTTCAAATAATTGCTTCACTATTGTACCTGCTCCTTTTATTTTTTTAGGAACTAGTTTATATTTAAATTGCTTTACATAAGCATTTTTAGTAACACCATCAGGACCTGCTTTAGGACCTGGTCCTAAATTAGCACCTACTCCTTCTTGTAATTGAGCCATTTTAGACTTTACAATATTTTTAAATTCTTCTGCTGCTTCTTTACCAAAGTTACGATCAACAATTCTAAACATTTTACGATATTGTCTCATCATATCTTCAGCATATATTTTAGCATTTAATGATGGTGATTCATTTTCTTTAACTGCTTTATATCCTATTTCTTTATAAGCTTTATCATCTGCTTTTTGTCCTTTTTTTCTAAAAGCAAATGGTGTAGCATACTGAGCTCCAGTTCCTGGTGTAAATGAAGCAGCTCCAGCTCCTCCTCCTGTTGTAGATATTTCACTAGTCATTTCAGCACCATCTAAATAATTAAAAGCACTTTGTAAATAATCATGAGCTTTAGTTATTTTAGCTTGCCACCAACCAGGAAAATCTACTTCACGACCAGTATCATATTTATCTACTTTTTTATAAAGCATAACAGCCATTTTAGCTGCTCTAGCTAAATCACTTTTAGTCATTTTAGGTTCATTATCTTGATGTCCAACATCATAATCTTCATCTATTCTTCCTGAAATTCTTTGAAAATCAGCTGGATATTCTTTTCTAATATGTGTGCGAATTTTATTTCTTAATTTTCTAGCATCATCATATATTTCTCTAAACTTAGGATCATCTTTAGCTTTTACAGCTACTGATTTAGTTACATCAAATAAATCATTTATAGCATCAAATAATTGAGTTAAATTAGGTAGATAATCAATATCCCAAGCAACTCTTCCTGTTTCTTTATCTATACCAGTAACAGTATATTTAACACCTTGAGAAACTTTAGTGTCTCCTACTTCAAATTCTTCTCCAGGTTCAACTGTTGGAACTTCATTAAGTTTATATTTGTACTGGCTCATATGTTGATTTTAATTCTTCTAAAAGACTACAATATTGTAATAAATCAACTAAATTTTCGTTGTTGATTTTTTTATTTTTACCTATTTCAACAATAAACTTATTTACCTCTACTAATTTAATTTTAGTAGCTTCATCTTTTACAGATTTAATTTCTTCAGATAAACTTTTTTTAATTTCTTGAATTTTAGAGTTATAAAATTCTTTTAATTTACTAGTACTATCAATATGTTCAATAAATTCTCTTAATATTGATTTTTGGGCATCTGATAAATGGGAATATTTATCATTAAATTTTTCTAATATTACTCTGTATGTAAGAAGTCTTACATCTTTATCTTCAGATTTAAATTCTTCTAATAAAGTATTTTTAACATCATCCTTACTAATTTCTTTTGATGTTAAATGTTCTAATAATACTAGTTTATTATCAACAATTTGATTAGGATTAGTAATTTCTTGTGTGTTGTATACTTCAAATAATGTGTATAAAGCAGCTAAAGATTTATAATTAGAAATATTTGTTTTAAATAAATCTTCTACATTATAATGTTCTCTTAATTCTTTTACAAGATTATATTTTTCACGTTTAAGAGTTTTTCTATTAAGTTTTTTAGATGATTCTAAAATAGTAGTTAATATAGTATTAGCTTTACCTTCTGTTAAATTTTTAGACTTGAATAAAGTCTCATATAATTTATATTCTTTTCCTAATTCTGTGTTTACAAAATACTTTTTTAGAATATTTACAGATGGAGACTCAGTTCCCGCTAATGTATCTGCTGTTATTTTTCTTACTAGCAATTCAAATAGGATACCAGTATTTTTAAATTTTGAATGTTTTATATACATCAATACTTATTTTATTATAAATACGTTAAGATTTCTTATTATTACCGTTAATTACGTTTCCTTTGTATTTTTTGTCAATTTTTTCTTCAGAAAGCAATACATTTTTATTAACTGGTATATCTTTTAACATATCCTCATACTTAGATAATATTTTATTTGATTCTAATTCAGATAGAGGTGATGAAGTATCATTATAATCTTTTTTCATACCTTTTCTTCCTAATCTATCTTTACCAAAATTACCTTCTTGTTTATCTCTATTAGTAGGATTTTCAACTGGTCTTCCTAATGGTTCTTTATCAGTTGTTCCTTCATCATATCCATTAGGTAAATTAGAAGGATCAGAGTACATTCTACCTTTACCATATAAAGCAGCTAAATCATGAGGTGTACCATATGATTTACCTGATGATAGAGGATCATTTCCTTCTGCCTCAATTTGTGATAATCTAAACTGACGTTTAGTATCTTGATTAACTAGATCTCTATATTCTTCATATTGATCTTGACTAAAGTGGAATATATTTTCATAAATCCAATCTGATGGAATTAATTTACTATCCATCATAGCTTGGGCTAATGTCATTTTTTCAGTCATTAAAGCTACTTTTTCTTGATCATATATAATGGAAGGAGTAGTTAATGAAATTTCAAAATTAGTTAAATCACCATCTCTATAACCTTGAGTGTATAGATGAATTAATGCTATTTTATATAATTCTGATGTAAATATTCTTTGTATACGTTCTACTGTTCTAGCAAATCTAATATCTTGAGCTGCTAATGTAGCTTTACCATCTGTATTTTCATCATAACCCATAAATGCCTTAGGAACTTTAAGAGCTGCGAATAATTTATCTCTTAAATATTCAACATCAGCAATTCCATCCCACTGTAAACCTGCCAAATTATCTATTTTTGTTGTTGAATCATTTCCTCTGATTGGTATGTAAAAATCTTCAAGCATATTCTGCATGTTATATTTTAAATTATACTCACCAGTTTTTTCATCCATATATGGAGTACGTTTAAGTTTAGAAATAGTTTTTTCCATAAACGCATCTACTTCATTTGGAGGAATAGCTCCAACATTCATATAATAAATTCTTTTTTCAGGAGCACGAACAATTCTATGAATTAACATAGCATCTTCCATTAAAACATATTGTTTAAATAGCTTACGAGCTGGTTCAATGTAACTTCTACCATAAGGTAAGAAATTCATATCCGTTAATAAACGGAAATGTGCCATTTCATAATTATCGAATATAATGGAATTTGCTTGATTCCCTGAGTTAGGGACTGAAAAATAACCTGAGTCGGCTCCTGATATACCATCTGGATCAAATCTATATTTTACTTCTGTAGGGTTAATTGGATTTCCATCTTGGTCTATTCCCATTCCCCCTTCAATTCTTTCAATATGGTATGCTGTATAAGGTATAACATTATATACACCAAATTTTTCTGCAATTTCTAATTTTAAGAAGAAATCACCATATTTACACATATTACGGATCCAAGGCCATAAATTAAATTCAATGTTTAAAACATCATAAAATAAATTATATAATATCTGTTGAATATTTTCATCAGTAGATCTAATTTGTAAAACTTCTCCCATATCATTTTTAAGAGTAGATTCATCTGCTACAATATCTAATGCTGATGCTACAATAGCATCTGTATCCATTGCATCATACTCTGAATATAGGTAAGGTCTTAATGTTTGATAGTTAAAATTTTGTTGTTGACCATATAATGAATTAGGAGAATTTGTATAAACTCTATTAAATCTATCTACTAAAGAATTTGTTTCTAATTCACCAGTCATTTGGATCTGATTAACATCCATGACTTTTAATTGATTACCACCTACATTACGTATCAATACATCTGTAGAAAATAATCGTTTTAATCGTGAAAATAAGCCTTTATCTGCCATTTTGTTTTATTTATAAATATGTTATAATAGCCATTTAATGTCCTCATCCTTTCCTCCTATTTTCATTGTATAAGGATTTTGAACACTGTTAGCACTATATCCTCCACTATGTGAGGTTTTTGATTTTTGTATATTACCTAATGCTGCACGAGCTCCGTCTAAACTTTGTTGTTGAAACTTCAATGAAGTATCACGTAGGAACATACCAATCCCAAATGACATAACCAAGTCATCGTTATAACCACTTTGAGCTTCTGGTCTTCCATTTCTCCAAATGAATACTTTCATCTCTTCTAATAAACGTTTTGATTGAATAGTTACTGATCTATCACCAACAAATTCTCTAAATTTATTAATACAAAGAGGTCTTGTTCTCATTGACATTGTAAAACCAGGAACCATTTCAGAGTTGCCTTCATATACTCTTAAATATGATTCTGCTGTTAATTGATCTGATTTTGGTGATTGATATAAATTTCTATATCCTCTTTCTCTAATTGCATCTAAAGCAGCCCATCCTATATTAGCATTTTCAACTACTAACATAGCATTATTAAATTCTGTAGCTAGCCCAGTTAAAAAATAACCAAATTCTTTAGGTGGTAATTGTCCTTTATATTCTGCTACTTGAGTATTTGTCTCAATGTCCATTACATGACATGCTGAAAAGTCTTTTCCATCACCTCTTGCAACGTCAGCTACAACCATATACTCTCTAGAATAATCTGCATTTTCCCAAATCCATAAATTTTGATCTACACCTCTTCTTTCTATTGGATCTTTAATAGTAGTTTGTTGGAGAAATTCAATCCATTCAGAGTAAAACACTATATCACCAGAAGTACTAAAATCACAATCACACTCTTGAGCTGCTATCCTAGGATCACCTAATAATTCATCTTGTCTATCTCTCCATTCTTGATTTCGTTCTGGGTGCACATACCAAGGTAATTTAATAGGTAAAAATTCATTTTCTTGTGATTCTGCTCTTGTCCAGGTTTGATGAAACCAATTACCAGTACCATAAGGTGTACTTAAAGCAATACATCCACCTCCAGTTGCTAATGTTTGTTGAGCTGAAGCCCAAATCTCTCCAATATTATCAATAAAAGCTGCCTCATCAATTAATAGAAGAGATACTGCTTCTGATCTACCAGCATCACTACTTGCAGATGTTGCTTTAATTTGAGATCCATTATTAAGCCGCAATGTTAATTTATTATTCTCCATTGCATCAACTTTTAACCATGAAGGTAAATTTTCATACATGAATTTTACCTTTGTAACCATGTTTTTAGCTGTGTCTTGTTTAGTTGCAATACAAAGTATATTTCTATCTTTATGGAATGTCATCATCCATAAAGAATAACCTGCAGTTAATGTTGAAATACCTAACTGTCTTGATTTAAGAATTATTGAGTAAGGATTGTCTTTAAATAGACCTAATACTTTTTCTTGAAATGGATACAAACTAAATTGAATTCTACCTCGTTGTGGGTGTTGAATGTAGCAGTATTTTTTCATAAAATGAACAGGATCTTTTGCACATTTTATATATTCTTGTCTTATTATTTTCTTTAAATCTGCCATTATTTAGGTAAAGAATAATCTATTACATGAATCATTAGTATTGTAGTTGCTGCTCCACCTACAAATCCAACCCAAGGTTTATGATACCATCTATCTACAACTTTTAATCTATCTAAATGTAAATCTATTTGTTGTTTTTGTAGAATAAATTGTTGTTTTTGAAACTCAATTAATAAACTATCTTGGTTAGATAATAATTTATAATTTAATACTTGTGTTTCTAAATCTTTAATTAAAATATCCTTAATAGAATCTTGATATTCTAATGTATCAAGAGCTAAAAAAAATCCTTCTAATTCTACTTCTGGTATTTCTACTATCTTATCTTGTGCAAATAAATTAGAAACAAATAACCAAAAAATAATAACAAATATATAAGCTATTTTTTGTTTCATTATTTATTTTTTCTGTATTTTTTCTTAAAATCAGATGTTGTTTTTTTAGCTGACTTAGTAGATTTAATTTTAGATTTAGTTGTAGCTACTTTTTTAGAAGTTTTTTTAATGTTAGCTTTAGTTTTAGCTTTAGCTTTTTCTACTTTTGATTTTTTTTCTTCTACTTCCTTTAATTTAGCTTTATTATCTTTTAAATCTTTTTTATAATTTGATTTTTTCTTACTAGATACTAGTAACATACCCCCAATGATTCCACCAATTGCAAGTAACAATTTCCATAATTTATTCATAACAATAGTTTTATAACATTGATTCTAACTCTTTTTTAATATTAGTTAGTTTCAATAATTTATCTCTTAATTTTTGTTTTTCTTCACCTTCTGATGTTTTCCACTTATTAACAGTAGATTTCATTTCTTTAGCTGTTTGTTGTAACTTATTAGCTATAGTAGCTATTGAGTCTTTAGAAGCTCCTTTTAATTGAGATTTAGTAGGTTCTTCATCTTCAGCCATTATATCATCTTGAAGTTCCTTAGTTTTTTCTAATTCATCATTTAATTCTTTTTGTGCTGCTATGTCTTCGGGAGTTGCCTCAGATAATATTTCAATTATTTCTTCTTTAATAGATAATTTTAAGTCTGATTTTTTCATTATAAAATATTTTATTATAAATATTACGAAAAAATTGCTTGTTTAACTTGTTTTATACGTTCTTCAGTTGTACCACTAATAGTAATTACTTTTTTATTTCCATGCATTTGTATAATTGATTTTATTTCTTTATCAATTGCCATCCTATACTCAGCATCTGTTTCTCTAACACCATTATCTTCTATTTCTACACCTTTAGGAGATACATAAAATAAAATATCATATTCATTCATTAAAGGTTGAATAGTAGCTCCTAAATAAAATTTTTCTCCATCAGTCATAGATGTAGATAATTTAGCAAAGGCTAAAACATCAATAATAGTTCTATCAGTAATTATTTTTTCTTGCATTAATTCAGTAGCTCTTTCAGCTGCAAATACTAATTGACCTTTTAAAGTTGAATCTGTATTTAAAGGTATACCCATTTCCATAAGATATTTTGAACGTTCTGTTCTAGAAACATAATCTTTAAATTCAGGTAAATCTTTTAATGCATTTACTAGTGTAGTTTTTCCTACACTCATTGTACCACAAAATCCTATTTTCATAACTAATTTTTATTATAATATACGAATTAATTTCTATGAGTCATACCTTTAGGAGCAGGTTTTTTATACCAAGGTAAACCTTCTCTTCCTTTTCTAATTTCATTCCACGTCTCATAGTCATATTGAATACCATTTAGATAATATTCTTTTCTTTTTTGTTCAACATTAATCAATGCTGGTTCTTCTATGCTATGAAGTTTATTCATCCCATTACATTCTAAACACAACATAGTAGTAATAGATCCATCTTCTTCTTTTTTACGATATTTTTTATTTTTAATATGTTCGTTTATATTTACTTTTGGTTTCGCCATTTTTATTTGTTTATTTTATTTTGAAATTTTATAAATGATTTTTCTTTATCATTAGTTAAACCTCCTACAGTATGAATTTTATTATCTTCTTCAGACCAAGATCCTGGTTTATCGGCATGTTCTAAAAAATCTTGAACATCTGGGTTATCTTCCCATGATAATTCATCTTCCATACATTGTAATATCCATTCTGCAACATAATTACCTTGTGCTCCTGAAACTGTAATACCACGAGCTGATAGGGCGTCTCCTACAAAATGTACATTATTATAATCGATTAATGCTAATGTATCATAATCTACAAGTGGTTCAGGAGATAAATATTTTACTTCTGGTATATAAATACCCCAATCATCTTCAAGAGTTGGAAATATTTTTTTCATATCATTAATAAAATCTTCAATGTATTTATAATAACCTTGAAATGCTTCTTTAACGATTTCTAAATCATCAATTTTAATAGCTGATACGTTGTCTCCTTCTGATGTTGT